TTTTGTAAGATTATATCCAACAGGTTCTGTTGTTTTTATCTCATGCTTCCTTTTATCAATATCAATAAAGATAATATGTTTGGGGGAGAGTTTTTTAATATTTTTTACTCGCCAAGTTTTAGGTGCGCCTTCTGTCACTCTACTGCCGTCTGGTAGTATTGTTGTTTTGCCTTGAAAGAAAACGGTTAACTCAAATTCCTCATACCAGAACTTGAGCCACCATTCCTTAAGACTCGACTTTCGCACCACCACGCCACTGTCTGCAACTCCAGTATCCTGCTTTAGTTCTGTCTTTTTTGTTTGCACAGTCATGTCGGGCTCTAAAACTTGCTCTTGCTTTTGGGTCATCTCGTTTAATTTCCATGTTTGGATCACCAAATGAAACTTTAACTACATTGCCTTTTGCATTTTTGACATATACGTAAAATTTCTTTGAACCACCACGTTGAACTTTATTTAGCGAAACTTTCTTTTTCTCGCCTTCTTCCATGATTAGAATATCTTCTGATATCAAATCTTCATTCATTGCGGCACAATCATCACAACAAACTTCTTCGCTTACTGATTTCCAACCACCACCAGCTTTCTTGTATTGCTTGGCAGCCCAACCATTTGCATATGCAGATGGATATACATCAAACTTTGATTTTGCTTGTGACTTGTATTTAGACCACAATGCAGGCTTTGTTGGAACATTCTTTTCTAAAAAGAGTTCATAATCTTCACGAATTTTTTCTAATTCATCTGGGTAATCTTTATCACCCTTCTTTGCGGGTGCTTCACCACGAGCCTTTTTTGCTCTGATATTAGCCCACAATCCTTTCTTATTTCCTTCTGAAATAAACTCATCAAAAGTTTTCAAAACAAACTCCTCTTTTTTATCTGTAGAAACCATAACGGGCTTTCCACCTTTACCCGATCTATCTGCTACTGGATCTTTTGCTCTTTTTCTTCTAGCGGCAGATGCTCTGTCATCTTTTTCCATACTATGTGCTTTTGATCGGGGCATACATTTTGGTTTGCCTTCTCCTGGCTCTCTAGCACAATCACCTTTAATTTTGCCATCAGTACCTACACGTACCCAATCGCCTTGCTTACCTTTACCAAACCATTTTCTAAGGTCTTCTGCTAATTCTTCATAAGTCTTCATTTCTTTTTAGCCTTAGCTTTAGGTGCTGGCTTAGCTTTTTTTGGTGCTTTGACTTTAAACTTCTTAGCTTTATACTTACTACCAGAACCACCTTTTGTAATTTTAAACTTCTTAGCGGCTTGTGGTTTACCACCGCCACCTTTCTTAATTCTTTGTAGTTCGTTCTTACGTACTAGTGGCATCATACGAACAGCCAGTCTCGCTACTAGAGGTGCCATTCTTTTTGCCATGCCTTCGATACGTGCTTTCTCTTGTGGTGGCATCTTACTTACGTCACGACCTCTAGCAAATCTCTGCTTGATTACGTTTCTTGCACCACGTTGCGCTCTCTTCTTAATTCTGGCTGGATCAGCGGCTCTTCTAGATGCTCTCATTCTAGCAACTTTAAGTTTCTGTCTGTTTCTTCTAGCCGCAAATCTGCGCTTCATTCTACCTTGAACAGATAGTACTTCACCCAGTACTTGTTCTTCTAATTCATCTTCCAATTCTAAATCAAAATCTGGAATTTCTTCAATGTCTTTAAAATCTTGCAACTCTTCTTCGTCATACATTCCAAGAGCAACCATATCATCGAATGTCATTTTATTAATTTCATCTTCCATCTGAAGTATTTCTACTTCTGAGAATTCAAATTCATTTGGTGCATCTGAAACTGCATCGTCTGCATTGTTTTGTTTGTACTCTGTGTCGCCTTGACCAGGAGTCATATCTTTGTAGTGTTGAGTACCTTCTGGAGTTCCCCAATGGTGAATATCTGAGTCATATTCTTCTTTAACCATATTAGCAAGAGTTCTTGCATCTATCTTATCAGATACTTGACCAGCAACGTTGAGGGCATACCACTCAATACCATGTCTGGTCCTGCCACCACCTTCTCTTTTCTTTCTATCGTATACTTGCTTTAGTATTTTCTTGGCGACATTGTACTTATTTCTATGTATTGTTTTAGCAAGAGGATCAAGCATCCATCTTGGTGCTTCATCAAGTTCTTCTTCTTTGACACAATTAGGGACAATTCTTTTCCCTTTCTTTTTCATGCCCTGCTGTTTCCAACCTACCCAACAGGCTTCATCAACTTCATCTTCTGCTAATTTATTTTCTGGCTCTTTGGGAGCTAACTGTGCAAGTTTTGCCCTACGCTTTTCTGCTTTACGTTGCATTGAAGACTTACCAATACGATTTCGCATTGTTGTTCTGTTTCTACCTATGTCTTCTTCTTTGATTCCGCGTAATTTTTTCTGGCTTCTTACCCAGGCTCTCGCTCTATGATTTGCAACTGGCTCTCTTGTCCATGCACCAATTCTTCTATAGACTGACATAGTAGCACCCTGATAGTTTGCACCATCTGAGTTATCAACAATATACATATGTCTACCAAACAAGTTTTGAAATCTACCGATATTATTTTGTACGTCTTTCCACAAATCTGCCACTACTTTATCTGGAAGAGTTCTGGCTCTTGATTGATTTCTTGCCTGTGCTGTTTCTAGGTCAGTGTTGACAAATATCATCGCAACATCATAACCAATTGATCTGAGTTTATTTGCTTGATTGCTTATTTTTTGAAAATCTTTACCAGTACCATCAATTACTAGACCAAGCCTACTATCAATCCATTGCTCTTGTCTCATCTTAGTGAGGAGCTTGGCTCTGTCTCTGATAGACTGACCTTTGCTAGAAAATATATTGTCTGGTGTTGCTTCTAGACCAATTTTGGCTAATGCTCTTTCGAAAGCATCGTCAGAATTTATCAGTTTCAAGCCAAAAGATTGTAGTCCAGTTTGACCCACAATAAATGACTTGCCACTACCTGGTCCTCCAGCAAGGAAAACTGCCTTGAAAATTCCAGGGTCATTTATACCCTCTTCAAGTGGGACAGGGTCAAGAAAATCTAAGAATGTTTTATCCATAAGGTTATTTATAATTAAACTAAAGCTAATACCTTACTGAGTGCCGAAACAATAGTCTCTGCGTGAATTTTTAATTTTTCATCTTTGATACTACTACGAATAGCCTCAACGTCAGAAAAATCAGCAATTAACTCATCATACTCACTACGAGTAATATCACCTTCGCTTAGATAACTCTGTAGTTGTAAAAGTTTATCTTCGTACTCTTTTAATAATTCTTCTTCTTGCATTATGTTATTCCTTCATTATTTTTTGATGCGTGATCCCGTTAAAGCAATAGCATCATCTGTTGCCTTAACAATATTTTCCCATTTTAATTTACAATAAACTTCTGAAGGATTTTCTCTATTGTAAAACTCTTCAACTAGTCCATGTAACTCTTTATAAAGATCAGTACTAGTATCGTTCATCGTACCCGCACTATATATCTTCAGCCACAGAGAGTTTTTATAAGTGTCTTGTGACAATGGACATCTACCCTCACTGGTAATAGCATCAACATTAAGTTCTACTAGTTTACCATATTCTACGTTATCAAATTTATCAGCAAAAAGATTTCCAATATTGGCACAACCAGCAAGCGATAATACAATTCCTACAATAATAATTCCTTTTTTCATGTTTCCTCCAAACGTTTCATTAACCTTTCAGCCCTGTTTGTTACTTGATCATACCATCTAGAATCTCTACCTTCAACTGCGGCAGTTTTCCAATCGCTTTCAAGTACAGCGGCATTCATTTTCTTAAATTTACTGAGCCTTGGTCTGCCCATATTGAACATCATATTGACCAAGATTTGCTGTACGGTGTCAGGTAATTCTCCAAATTTCCCTTCTCCGTATAGAGTGTTACACTCGGAGATGGCAGTATCAAGGTCTCGTTCAAAACACGCCCGGACTCTTTCTTCGTCAACTGGAGTTCCAACTGCCCTTCCGAATTCCTCGTCACTTTCGAGGACAAGGTGACCGACTCCAAAGGTTGGATAGCCGAGGTGGTCGTTATAGATGACATATTCTACTCCTTCGTCAATTTTTAGTTGTTCAAAAACTGCTTCTCTATTCATTAAAATGTTCCTATCTGTTCTTTTAAGAACCTTGAGAAAGAGGGGCGACTTTGACCCTCTTTAAGTTGCATACCTTTACGTACCGCGTTAAATAACTTTTTAGCACTAGCATCTGTTGCTCTAGGATTAAGACCTTTCTTAAATGATGCAAAGTCATTGTTGCTAACAAAAGTTCTCATTTTAGTGCCACTAATTCCAGTAACGCCTTCTGCGTCTGGATCTCTTTCACCGGCTGATACTATTGTGATTTCTTTGAATGTGTAATCCTTACCATTATATTTATCTGCTATTTTTTGAAACTCTGCAACTCTATCAGACCCAGCAATCATTACTACATGAGTAAATCCTTGCGTACTCATCTTTTTAAGGTGTGCAATGAAGTGTGGTTCTGCTCTAGAAGATGCCAGAAATTTAGTACCTGGATGGATACTTTTCAGATAAGTTATTTTATCTTGTGCGGTAAGAGGATTTTTATGTTTGTCTTGAGAATGACTCACAATCACACGATGATCTGCCCTTCTCTTCTGGGCTTCACTTCTTACTTTGTCAACTAATTTGCTATGACCAGCAGTTGGAGGGTTTAGTCGACCAAAAGCAAATACTATTCGCTTTTCTCTTTCTTCGTGGATTGTTCGGAGTTTCATGGTTTATTCTCTGCTAATAATTAGTACGTTTGATACTATTTATAACAGAAAAATAAACTATCTGTCCCATGCTTTGATTGCTGTGAAGTTGTTGTAACTAAATTCCATTCTGTCAACTAGTTTTACTGCTCTACCAGATGTTCTGTCAATAGCAACATACCCTTCTGGGTTTACTACTTTGAATCCAGTAGGAGTTCTGACAAATGTATTAGCCAATTGTTTTATTTTATTTAGTTTGGAAACTATCATCATCTTCGCAGATATTAATAAGTTCTGGAAGATGATGACGTTTACAAGTAAGTCTGTCAACTTACGTAGATCACGGAGGGTCGCTGTTTTTCTGTCCTCAATCGTTTTCTTCGTTTTATCAGTTTTAACTTTTTCCTGTTCTTTGTCGAATTTTTCTTCGACCCAAGTTAAATAACCTTTTGCGTGTTCACTAGGATTAGTAATTTCTTGTCCAACTCTTACTTTAGAATTTGTATATGTTTTTATACCAGCACCAACAAATTTACCTTCAAATGATGCTTGTATTCTTAAAAACTTTGTTAATTCAGCAGATGATATTTTGTTGAATGCTTTTCCAACTTCAGACAATTTAGCTGTTACTTGATCTGTTTCTGCTTTAGTAAATGTGGCTGTTCCACTGCTATCTTTATATGTTGCGTCATCCATCCAAACAGAAGAAGGTTTCCTAAGACTTCTGGTATCTGCTCCGAAAGATGCTTTCATGTTTTCTAGTGACGTTCCCTTATAGGTAGTATGCCAGACCACCCCGATCTTGGCAGACTTCATTTTTCTCTCTAAAAATGAACCTTTAGGGATTGCGTAAACGATTGTGTTAGGTTGAAATGTTGTGTACGACTGACCATCTATCCTATCTGTTTCTAGGTCAGAAGAAGTAAACATCAAGTCACCTTGAAGGACGTTTGTAATACCTAATTTGCTAAACTCTGTTAAAGCAGTCTTGAATTTAGGTTTTAGTGGAGCGGGTAACCTTGCATCAGAATCTATTTCTCTTGCAGTCTTATATAAAAGTGGTGTTTTGTTAAACACTGATTTTTTTGCTACAAAGAATTTTCCATCAGAAGGATCTACACCCGCAAAAATAGCTGGAGCTCCATCCCACTTTACTGTCATATTAATAGACGTACGGGAGTTTCCAGCCATCATATCTCGTAAAGACCGCAAAAAATTGACAGAGCCTCTGGCTCCACCAATTCCAAAATTTAATATTTCATCCTCAAGATGTTCCAAGTGTAAGTTCTTACCCTGGGCATCTTCAGTTAGAAATGTTGAGAATCTTTTCATTCTTCTTTAACTTTTACTCGCGGTTTGCGTTTCGGTTTTTCTTTAATTTCTTCTTCCTCAACTGTATATGGTTCTGAGGTAGTAAAAATCTCTTTTTGTTTTTTAAGGTCTGCCCGTGACTTTTTCATTTTTTCTTTTAAGTCGTTAGCAATGCCTTTCAATTCAACAATTTCTTTTGTAAGAGCCTTGTTGTTCATAGATAACAAGGCATTTACTTGTTCTAACTTATTGTTAGATATTGTAACGGCAGCCAGTTCTCTTTGTACCATTAATAATTGAGCGTAAACATCGAATTTTTCAATATAGTCAACACGCAATGCATCTTGTAGTACTTTCACTCGCTCTTCATTATATAATTCTCCTTCAGATTTTTCTTTAGGAGATTCAACATCATCAGTCATATTTATGTATTTCCTCTTCTACGATACTCTTACCATGGTATAATTGTCATGCCTACCAAATTTAGTAAGATTTCTATAATTATTAATCCGATAAAACCACCAAGCAACTGCCAAGCCCACCATTTCCATCCGGTAAGGTTTCGTGACCATTCTGCTAGAGAACTATTGTGCGCTTTATCATACGCACCAGTTTTATCACCAATTTTTTCTGCCCAATAATTGGGGTCTACCCAATCAGCTATTTTTTTAAGAAACTTACTCATTCATTGGTCCGCCAACTTTTTTACGAACTTTCTTTACGGTGTCACGGACTTTTACTGAAGTAGGGTCTTTCTTACCATACTCAGCCGCCAGTGGTGAATATGGATTTTGTTCAGAAATGCGAGACAATACTTCTTTAAAATCTCCTGTTGGTTTCACACCATCACCCCGACCACCAATAATTGCAATACCAGTAGGTACTTTGACTATTGCTGGATTATTTTCCATCAGTTCTTCACTGGCTGAAATGGACATAAACTCTTCCCATTCTTCACCGGTTTCTTTATTTCTAAAACTATACGTAGGCATAATTATTTCCTTTTTGCAATACTATATATACTCCAAGGACACGATTGTGTCCTTAATAATATCTTCATATGTATTGTCATCTTTAATAACGACTATTCGGTCGCTTATATCATTTACTTTTTCATACAACTTGCCTTCACACTGCAACTCTTTATCTTTTTTGTAGTGCTTATACACCACTTTTACTCTTTGCACTGGCAATACCTCTGTAATGGCGTCCTCGGCAGGATTCGAACCTGCGACCTACGGTTTAGAAGACCGTTGTTCTATCCAGCTGAACTACGAGGACTTAATGGTGTCATTGTACCCAATGGCACAATCTAGAATTGAAAGTGTATCAACGTTTTTTGTCATATACATAAGTGCTAGTGTATCTTTAGGGAAACACGCACCACCAAATCCTCTTTCTTTAGTTACTTTCGTATGGCTATCTCCAATTCTGGGATCGCCTATTATATGGTTTCGAATAGATTCAAAATCTAATCCTAGTTCATCACATAAATCATATAGTTGATTGAACCATGCTACCTTAGTAGCCAAGAATGCGTTTATAGCATACTTTGTCATAATCAAGTGTTCAACATCTTTTGCATGAGTGTATTGTTTGTATGTAAATGTTTCACATGAGTACAATACTTTCCACCAAAAATTCGTTTTTTCACCACCCAATAAAACTCTTTTATTTTGTTTTAAGTCATTTTGTGCGTGATCTTGGCGTAAAAATTCTGGTGAGAATGCAAATGGATTTTTAAATTTTTTGTTTATATATCTCCAACCCTCTAGATCAATGGTACTCTTAATAAGTATAGGAGTTTTATGATTCTTAATTTGAGAGATAACATCCACTAGACTTGAATAGTTACAAGAACCGTCAGCATTAGCGGGAGTAGGTAAACATAAGATGATGCCATCAAAGACATAATCATCCACTCTATTAGTATTTATACTTGGATCAATTACATATATTTCATGGGAATCTTTGAGAGCATCTAAGTATGTACTACCTACAAAACCACAACCAACAAGTGCTATGTGCATATCTTATCCAAACAGATTATTTAATAAACCAGAAAGAAGGATAATGCCACTAACTCCATTTAGTAGAATCAATGCTCTATCTTTCCACAAGAAAGAAACTATAGACCAACCAAATATACCAATCAAACTTAATGTCTGGTCAACCCATTGCAGTTCAGGTACATTAGATGACCTAACTGAAATTGCAGATAATATAAAGAAAGATGAAATCCACTTTAGATACCAATCTAGTGTGTATTTGGGGGTAGCAGATTTAAAAATTCTTTTTGAGTTTTCGATTTCTTCTGGAGAAAATTTAGGTTCAAGATAGTCGTGGTGGTGTTCTTCTTTTTTCACCATTCTTTTTTATCTCCAAACTTTTCGTTTTCGGCATAACCAGCATTATACTCCGCAATTTGATCATCGGTCATATCATGCTCTTCAACGAGTTCCGACGCATGAGTAGCGCCAGTAAAATAGTGAGGATTAATACCTCGGTGATAATAGCTATCCGCTGACCCTCGGTCAAACGGACCACCATGTCGCTTATCAGTTCCCAATTTCATATTCTCCTACTTTCACAAACTTGCGCCTTGCTTTACTATACTGTTTCATGGGTGCTTTGAAACGCTGTACAGAGCCGCCTGGTGCTTGGTACGCAACAAGCTGACCACTATCATTGACATGATATATGCCATTTGCTACACGCTCACAACCCCAATCAGTGACTTCCTGAAGCATCTGGATCATGCAAAAGCCCTCTTTTCGAACTCATCATAGGCATACTCTGTCGCTTCTTCGTCAGACATACCGTGATCTAGAGCCTCTTCATAGAGGCGTTCTAGTAGTGCTTCGTTATAGTGATTGCTCATATTCTTACTCCAAAAATTATAAGAGGGGCGTTTTCATTCCCCTCGCGGATGTTCGGTCATCAACCTCTAGAGACTTTAGTAGGTCTCTCTAGCGACCTAACCATTACGCGGCTTCTAGCATTGAAAATGGAACAGAAACCGAAGCAGTACTACCTTTCCAAGGCATTTTAACAATGGCTTTTTTAGGGTTCATCTTCGTGATAACACCAGGTGTTTGCTTGGTTTTTTGAATTACCATAACAGTCTGACCAACCGAAAACGTGGCTGTGGCAGATATGGATTTGACTTGTTGCGCGATTTGGATGATCTCAGACAACTCAGATTGAGTCATTGTTAGCATCTCTTTCTTGATAGTTTGTACACTCATAATATATTCTCTCTCATTGATTAACTTATACATACATTATGCATGGAATCACACCAAATGTCAAGTAAAATATGCGGTTTTTTACGCATATTATCGAGATATGTTTAAAATATGCGGTTTTTTACGCATATTACCGTGATATGTTTAAATCCATGAGGTTTTTAAGCGTATCACAGTCTTCTTCAAACCACAAGTGTAGTGCCAGTCGCTCATTCTCATTGTTTTCTACACCATGCATTACCTGCGTGGAGAAGGCATATGCGTTATCATAATCTAAATGCGAATGCGAATCATTCTCAACTTTATATAGGGTAGTTGGAGCGAAACATTTGCCGACTTGTACCAATGGGAACACAACGGCTGTATTTCGACCGTAGTCTTTTCCATCCACATGGGGTACTATCACCGCATTGGGTGCTACATACATGAGAGACATTCTTGTTGGTCTTACTGGAAATTTATTGGCTAGTGTGTCTAGTGCTTCGTTAGAATCTAAGATAAGAATATCCAGATTGGTGTAATCTTCGCCCACGGTATGTTTGTGGTAATCATCGATGCGCTGACGGTGTGTCGACCATAGAAGATCGACTAGATTGGGATGTAGAGTAAGGTCTACTTCAAAATGTTCCATTATATAATTTACTCGTCAAATAAGTATGCTGATTTACACAGAATCTCGCTTGCTTTGGTTTCCCATATGAATGGAAATATACCATGGACAATTAACACGAATGCAACTCCCCATGCAAATCTTAAATGTTGGAAATATGTTACGTCATTCTCTTTCAAGTGACTCATATATTTTTACTTCTTAGTAAATGCTTGTGCCCCAAAAAATGCGGCTACGATACCGGCAACTGCTACAAAATATGTAGGAGCCATACTACCTAAAGTAGATTGTGCTTGGTCTAGTCCAGCTAGTGAAGCCATAACAACCGCAAAAGGATACAACAACATACCACCAAGAGCAAACCATGCCATTTTTCTTTGGGCATCTCTCATCGCATCTTGATCTTCAAGTTCTTTACGCTTGAATTCTAGATGCATTTCCAATTCTCCGTTAGAAATGTGTCCGTCGCCATTTACATCGGCATCATCCATGCCTTCTACAGTGCGGTAACCTCGACTATCTACTCTTTTGGTTCCTTCGTCACTAGTCGTTGTTGTCTTGTCCACTGTTACTTTCAGATCGCTCATCGGTGTTCCTTTTGAATGTATCTAAGAAAGACTTTTTCTCTGGCGTAGTCTCCTTAGACTTGTTGATAACATCCAATTCTTCATCAGTTAAGGTCACAGTTCTATAATATACAATCACTTCCTTGGTTTCTTTTACAAATCTTTTTATTTCTTGTAAATTGTATGCCATTAATTCGTAATCACCAGGTGTCATGGCAAAAAATACACCACCCGTTTCTTTTTTAATTTTTTTCTGGAACTCCTCGATGTTTTTATCTGAAACAACATACCAATGTGGTTCTTTCATGTCCACTGGTGAGGGCATGAGTGGTTGTTTTATAGGAGTTTTGATCTCTACCGTTTGTATAACCACTTCTCTTGGTGGTTGCGGTATTAAACTACATCCGTTAAGGAGTAGGATCAAACTTGAAAAGGCTATCAGCCTCCAAGCTATCGAATACGTCTTTAGTTGCATTGTTCACTCTCGGTTCAATTAGTCCAGGTTTGGCATTCGCAAGTTTACCGAGGTCATGTCTCTGAAATATACCTAAGTATCTGTCTCGCTCTGCTATAATTTCTTGGTTCTTGGCTGCCATTTCTATGATGGCATTGGATTGATTTTCGTAGCGGGCTTCCATCGTGTTGATGGTATTTTCTTGCGTGGCAAATTTAGTTTCATATGCCGCGTTCAATGATCTAAGTTCAATCAATTCATTTTGTGTTGTGGTGTAGTAAAAGTATCCACCTATACCTAGTGATACGATTATACCAATAAATAATGAATTCATATTTCACCTCCTAACAATTTAGCAATTCGGTCTTGCTGTTCTTGAATTGCTTTCTCTTGGTCTTTTAAAGATTTCTCTTGAAACAAGTTCTGTTGTCTCTGGTGTTCAATCTCTTCTTTTTGCTCATCAATATCCATAATGCTATTTATACATTGTTAATTATGAGGAAACCATTTAATTAAAGTGTAGTATGCTATGTCAAATTTATTTGTATTTGCTTTCCAAGGTTTATCGTGGTGCATCTCATGATTTATATCAGCACCAAATACTACCATTTTGTCTATTAGCTTTGGCATATGTCCAATTATGTTCAATGATATTAGTTGTAAGTAAATCATAAACAACATGAAGAAGTACTCAGCTAATCCTATTGTCATAATTAATAATGATGCAACAACAAAAAATATTGACCAGTAAAACTGTCCTTGTATGCGGAGTCGAGGATTTCTCCACAATTGCTCCATATATTTCTGATCGGGCTTTCTCCTAAATACAGTTATGTTTTCCCAAAGACTTCTTGTGGGTCCATGTGGATCTACACCTACAATATCTGCTGTATCATGATGCTCTCTATGCACGGCTGCCCATCCAATTGTTGCACCTAAACCAAACCCTGCACCTAAGGTCAAGAATATAACTTCTAACCATTTAGGACATTCCCACGCATTGTGAGAGATACATCTGTGATAGTAACCTGATACTACAAATTCTTTAAACACAAAAGAAATGGGGACCAGATATAATAGTCCCCAATTGCCCAATAGAAATAGTTGATAAAGACTGAAGCCAGCAGAGAAAAATACTAACGATTGTAGTAAATTACTGGAGCCAGAAGATAATACTTCATTAATTTTTAGCCAGATATGTTTCATGACTTTATTTATGAAGTTAAAAATTAATCTTTTCTAGATTTACTCTTTGACCAGCACTACTATTATCAAAAACTGGACCATTATCTTGACCAGAATCAGTTATGTTTTGTTGTGCAGATTCTTCTAAGTCATACAATCTCATTTTGGAACGATCAACACCGACCATGAATCTTTTGTTTCTAGTAGGATCACTGTATCGATTCTTCAATTGCTTTACCATAATATGACCTTGTTGTTCTAACTCTTCAGTACTAATCAAAGCAAACATAAGGTCTGCTGTTGCTGGTAAGCCAAATGATTCTGAAGTATCAGTGAGTTCAACATCGCTATTATTGTAACCACCTCTAGTAGTTTGTGTTGCAGTTACAATTGGCAAGTCTTGCTCTACTGCCAGACCACGCAACTCTTCTGCAATACTTTTGATGATTGTATATGAGTTGGCATTGCCACCTCTTATTCTACTGGAAGTGCATATATTAAGATAATCAATAAAAATAATGTCTGCACTAAAATTCTTTTTAAGTTTGAGTTCATCAATCAATGCCTTGAAGTGTCCTGAATGAGCAGATGCAGTAGGATATTCTTTTATGATTAACTTACCATTAACTTTGCTTTTAATTTTTTCTACACGATCACTAAACATTTGCTTAGATAAATCTTTTAAATCTTGAATGGCAACATTCATCATATTAGAGTCAATTCGTTCTGCTATACGTTCTTCTGCCATCTCTAAGGTAATATACAAAACATTTTTGCCCTGCGTAATTGCAGAGGCAGCCATGTGACACATAAACAAAGACTTACCAACACCAGTACCAGCAAGAGCAACATTCAATGTCTTATTCAAGAGACCACCTTCAGTGATCTTGTTGAAATAATCTAGATCAAATGGAATCTTTTCTTCTTCTCTGTGATAAAAGTCATAACGCTCATCAGCATTCTCTACATAATCATGACCAATGTTAGTATCAAACCCTACACCCAATGCAGTAGATAAAATATCTGGCAAGGCATCTTTACTATACATACTATCATTACCATCAATAATTTGTATTGACTGCATGATAGCATTGTACAATGCTTTTTGTTTACAGAAGTTTTCTGTTTCATCAATCAGCCACTGTGCGGGGTTGTCTGTAATTTGAAGACCGTTGATGATAGTTTCACATCTATGATACAAGTCTTCTGTGACTGCTCTATTTTCTTGTAGACTTAACAACAACGCAGATTTAGAAGGCAAACTATTGTACTTTACAACAAAGTCACCAATGGCGATAAATACTTGTCGAGTATCTGGCTCTGTAAAATAATCTTCTTTGACAAACGGAATTACTTTTCTTAAATAATCTTCATCATGACATAGGTGTGCAATTATAATTTGCTCAATATTATCCATTCATTACTTCCTTCTCAATTTCACTTACACATGGTGAACACAGATATAACTTACCATTATCACCCTCAAAGCAGATTGCTTCATCTGTTTCTTCGTTTATAGAATTACCACACCTATCACACACTGCCACTAGTTACGCCTCTTTGTTGGGGTTCCAGATAGTCAAGTTCTTAGTTCTAAGTCTATTAGCAACTAAGTTATATCTAGATTGTTCTTCTTTCCATTCTTTCAACCACTGTTCACCATCACGTTCGGCATCAATAAAAATTGCATTAGTGAATGCTAATGGTAATATTACAGCAACATGAATAAAGATACTTGCTACCGTATTGTAATTAAAAAATCCTAAATAGTTGGACGCTAAGAAACCAAACCATACACTCCACACAGTAAACAGCACCAACATAAAGTAAGTCTGTAAACTAGGATCTGGAATATACTTCAGAGGATTATATTTGACGCTCATCACTCGTCTCCAAGCATAAACAGTAAACATCACACTTCTTCTGAATAAACTAGGCTTACTCATACTTATTCTCCATATGCCTCTGCAATATCATCAGCATTTACTTCTTCATTCATAATTGATTCACTTGAAATTAGATATCTTTTTTCAATCCAAGAAATAAATGATTGGTCTGTCAAGATTGGTAACCAGAAATCTTTTGTGTAAGTTTCTTTTGCACGATAACTTTTTCCATCTTCACCATGAGATGCTACTTTGTACCAACCAACTTTTGGTTTTATTACATGACCAGATTCTTGTGCCATGTCCAACAGTCCAGACCATTTACTTATACCACCTTCGAATGAGACTTCAAGAGGTATCTTAGATTTCTCTCGGACATATCTTGACTTCTCAACATTGATAATAAAGTTGTAACCAGTTAGATCAGTACCTTGTTTTTCTTGTTGACGACCAATAATAAAAATGTTATCTGCTGAGTAATAAATTCCAGTACCACCAGATACAATATCTTTCGGGAACATACCAATCTCTTTGTACGTATGGTTTACCACGACTGCTGGAATATCTTTCATAGTCAGATGTGGTGTAATCATACGAAACAGAGACTTCATCTGTTTGGCTCTAGTCATATCAGCAACAGACTTACCATCAAGTGCATCATCAACTTCTTTTTTACTTGCTAAGTTACCAACAGAGTCTACGATGATCATAACATGATCACTGGAACTAAAGTCATTCAACTGTGACATGATATCATGCTTGAGTTGTTCGATATCAGTAATTGGTGTATGCATAACTCTATCCGTATCAATACCAAAAGACTGGAAATAACCTTGCGGTGATCCAAACTCAGAGTCATAGAATAGTATCACACCATCATCATACTTGTCAAGAAATGATTTTGATAATAGTAATGCGAATGCGGTCTTAAAATGTTTTGATGGACCAGCAAATACTGTCAGTCCAGGTGTAAGACCACCATCTAGTTTACCAGACAATGCTACGTTCAATGCGGGTACTGTTGTCTGAATTAGTTCTTTTGTATTAAAGAATCTAGAGTCTGTAAGTACGCTCGTTTCTTTGATTGTAGAATTCTTTTTAATTTTTTCAAGTAGGCTCATTTATTTCTTCCTCTGTTATTTTAACGCCATTCTGAATCCAGATTTCGCAGTCATCTGGTTGCCAACCTTGTTCTTCAACAAGATATTCCCATCCGTTTTCATTATAGGCTTCTTCAAATGTTTCTTCATCAACTTCTGTTCCATGAAAGTAAATGTCTTCCGAACATCCATCCCAAGTAGAATCTAGTTCCCAGTTTTCAAACGATGATACTTCGAATGCTTCTTCTGGACTTTTCATTGCCAGATCAATCTCAGTAAGTTCATTGATATTATCATCTTCAATATCAATCCAGTATTCACCAGTTCGCCATACTATAGTGACTTCAATACAACCTTTCTCTTCTGAATGTGTATAAAACTCTGATTCAACCACAGACTTTTTATACATAGGTTCTACTCTGAATCTACGAATTTTCTTTTCCATTATATTCTCCTGTCGAACATTATATCTAATATCAAACCGTTTGTCAAGTTATTTTTACTCAAAAAGTAAATGTTGTAGTGAAGCAACTGGTCTGGTATTCCACTTCAAAGATTTAGTAATTGTATTTAGTGGCTCAACAAACGCCTTTTCAAACATCATTTCATAATCAACGTATTGGTGTAGATCAAATTCGGGTGGCAACTTACCCATGAATGATATAACATTCTCTCTAATTAAGTTTGGTTCTTTCAGATACAAGAACTTTACTTTGTCACCTTCTTTAATCAATTCATACCGATTGGTCAATTTAGAACCCTTGAGTTGATGATTATACATCAACGCGCCCCGAACAGCAATGGGCGTACCTTTTGAATAGATACTGCTAGAACTGGTGTACTTGGCAAGATTGTTACACCCACGTGGGAATGCAATCTTTTCGGGTGCCATATTTTTGAATTCTTGCCAATGATTCTCTACAAAATCTTGTAGTGCTTGTTCATCTGCACTAAGACATAGTGCTACAGCGTCACGTAAAGACTGCCTAACTGGTGCTGGTGTAGATGATCTTACAATCTCAAGACCCATAACTTTTAGTTTTGGTTCAGAGTATCGAACACCTTCGTTGTCATATACATTGAGTGCATATCTTTTCTTTGCAACAAAGATACCCGTATCAGCAATCGCTTCACGTTTGAAAAATATCTTGTCTTCAAAAGCATTTGTATATTTGGAAAGATTGGACATGGCTTCGTTGATGCATGGTTCAATCTTGTCTTCAGTGATCTTATCAAGTGCAGTAATAATCTGATCATGAGATTTGTCTTTCAAAAACTTCTCTACCAAAACATCAAGTGTAATATAACAAGAGTCTGTGTCAGTATAAAAACTATACTCAACATCTTCAGTACCACAAAACTTGTTTAGGTATTCATTTACAGCACGGGCAGTCTCACGAATAATATACTGACCAGTTAGTGTGATACCCTCTGCAATTCTCTCATCAAAATATCTGAAGTACTTGTTACCCATAGCACCAAACAGAGAGTTCAACTGAATCTTTCTAGCCATCTGAAAGTTATTGTACTTGGAGATATCAGCCAGTAAGTCTTTGTTCTTAGTCTTCTCGTATTCTTTTTCTGCTTCTTTCATCAACTTCTTGTATCGTTGACGATCATCAAAAAACTTTTGAGTTATCTCTGGGAATAGACCTTGACTTCTTCTATCAAAACAAAAGCCATTGGCTGCCATAGAAGCGTTTCTAGAAACAAGACCACTAGTATCATAACGTTTTTCTAACAGACCATCTACAGTACAGTCAAGTGGTTTGATATCTAAGAACATCTCTGGTGATAGATTGTGTTG